GCTCCTCATATAAAAAATTAATTCAATTAGGTTCAGGCGCAGAAAAGATAAGCTCTCAAGACCCTTATGTTATCAGCAAGAAAATAATCAGTAATTCTGTATCAGAAAAAGACAATTTTTACAACATCAGAATATACTCTGTTTTTGACGAGGACGAGCAAGACGATAGGTTCATCAAGGGGAGTCTGTTAAAGTATATCAACAAAGAAGAGATGGCCGTTCACTGTAGTAAAAAAATGGACTTCTTTTACATGGAAGATTTTATTTCGATTGTTAAGTATTACTTGGAAGTTGAATCTCCACCTAAAGAAATAGACTGCACGTACCCAGAAACAAGAACGCTTAATGAAATAGCTGACTACATAAACACCTTGGGAGAGCATAACGTTCACATTCACAAAAGCCTTAAAAAGAAAGACGATTACTGCGGAAATTTTGTAGATTTAGGGTTAAATTATGTAGGATTAGATGAAGGTATCAGCGAGGTATACAAAGCTCTTTTAAACTCATGAAAGTAAGAAAAGTCATAATCACAGGTATTTTAGGTCAAGACGGCGCTAATATGGCAGAGTATCTCCTCAGAGACCCTAACTGTAGGGTCTTTGGTATGATGCGTAGAAGCGCTAATCCAAACTACGAAAACACACGAAATTTTGATAGCCACAAAAACTTTAAATTTGTTTTTGGTGACTTAACAGACACTATCAGTATTGAGAATCTAGTAAAGAATATAAAACCAGATTACTTAATTAATTTTGCCGCCAATAGTTTCGTAGGGTGCAGTTGGGATATGCCATTGCATGTAATGGATGTAAATGCCAATGGAGTGCTACGATGTTTAGAGGCAATCAGAAAGTTTAGCCCTAAATGTAGATTTTACAGCGCAGGAAGTAGTGAGCAGTTCGGTGACGTAGATTACAGCCCACAAGACATTAAGCACCCATTCAAACCCAGAAGCCCATACGGAGCTTCAAAGTGTGCCGCCCATCATCTCGTTAAGGTCTATCGAGAGTCTTACGGTATTTACGCCGTACATGGTATACTGTTCAATCATGAAGGGACAAAGCGAGGAGAAGAATTTGTAACAAGGAAAATCTCTAAAGGCATAGGAAGAATTTACCACCAACTTAGAGGTGGCTGTGAAGATTTTGAGCCAATTTCATTAGGCAATATTTACGCTAAAAGAGACTGGAGCGACAGCGAGGATTTCGTAAACGGTATATGGGCTATGCTTAACGAGCCAAATCACCCTAAAGATTATGTGCTTGCTAGTGGCGAAACTCACACCATCAAAGAGTTTGTGGAAAAAGCTTTTGATTATGCAGGGATTAGGGGCCAATGGGTTGAAGTAGAAGGAAAGCCAGAAAAAACTAGATACATCTACGATTGCGACGATAAGTATTACAACTTAGTTGTTATCAATCCAGAATTTTACAGACCAGCAGAAGTAGAGCTACTTCTTGGTGACTCTACCCCAATCAGAGAAGAGATAGGATGGAAGCCTAAAAGCTCGTTTGATGATTTAGTCAAAAAGATGGTTAAACACGATATGTTAAATTATGTACAGTAGTTTTTAAGTTTTTTGATTATGAACATAGCGTACTCTACAACAGTTCAATGGAATCCTGGTGACGAACTGATCCTAAAAGGAGTAAGGAATTTGGTCAATGTTGATCACAATTTTATTATCTATAATAGACACCCTCTTCATAAAACTACTGTAGGAGACAACTCTTATGTTTATCCATATGGAAAAAATGCAATAGATCATGTTATTTTTGCAGGAACTCCTGACTGGAGCTCTAAAGACCAAGACGATTTGTATCAAACAATTCACGAAAACAATATTGACTTTTCTTACATAGGGGTTGGTGGTTTTGTTGACGAACATGGCGCTCTTTTCAAGATGGGCCAGCAAGAAGCTCATGACGCTTTTATATCAAAAGCTAAATCAAGAATAGTAAGAGATGAGCACGCTCTCTCTGCTATGGAAGATGCAACTTTATGTCCATGCCCTTCTCTTTTTGCGTTCGAAGGAGACACTCCTGTAAAAAATAAGAAAAAGAAAATATGTTTTAATTTACAAGGCCCTGGCCCAATAGCTTCACCTAATGATTCTGTTCTTTATAAGATAGGCTTTTTAGCTAAAACCTTTAAAGACAAATACGAAGCGTCTATAGTATGTCATTCTTTTATTGATTTTGTAATAGCTTCAGAATTGAAATTAAACCCTTTTTATTCTTCTGATTCAAATGATTACTTTGATTATTACAAGCAGTTCGATTTAGTCATAGGACCGAGAATTCATGGCGCTGGCTGGGCATCTACACTAGCTGTGCCCAGCATAACGATACCTCACGATTTTAGGTCAAGCACCGCAAAGCATTTAGGGTCAGAAGTCATAGATGTTGACAAAGTAGAAGATTTCTTTTTAGACATTAAAGATAAATGGATAAAAGAAAAATCTATCTCTCTAATAGAACTCAAGAAAAAATGGAAAAAAGAATATTTAGAGCTTTTAGATTATCTACAATAATCCTTGACCCGCCCTCAAGGAACTGTTACAAATAGGTGTGCCAGAAAAACCGACAAACCACGAGAAATGCCAACTTATTATAGAGCGGCTTTTGGGCTGGAAAGAAAAGATAGGTTGGCCAGCACAGATGAAGCTATTGAAGTCACTTCTAAAGAAATATCCAGACCACGGCTTTTGGCTCACAATCAACCCTCCACAGACTATTGGCAGTTTCGCTTACTTTAAAACAAAAGAAGGAAAGCAGTTTGTTGAGGTAGCGCATCGTTTCTACAAAACCAGCTTGAATCCTGAGCAGAAAGAGGTTATATTAGGTGATAAAATAGGAAAAGACGAAAATATAAAACCCAAAAAACCTAAAACATTAAAGGAATTCTTAAATGCCAAGACAAAAAAAGACACAGACGCAGGAAGTTAGCACCGATCAAATAATTCAAGCTTATCTTAACGACCACAAAGACGAGCATTACAATTTCGAAAAAGAACAAACTTATACAGTATCCAGCGGAAGTTTACTTCTGGATATTGAAATGAACGGCGGTATTCGGCCAGGCGTAGTAAGAGCTACTGGGGTTTCTGAAGGTGGTAAAACATCTTGCGCTTTAGCTTTTGCTCGTAACTTTCAAAAAGAAGAGAACCGTAGAGTTTTCTACTTCAAAGCTGAAGGCAGGCTCACAAAAGAAATGCTTGCTCGCTCTGGTGTTGATCAAGACCCTAAAAAGTGGCAGGAAGTAAAAATGAACATCTACGAAAGCGTCATTGACATGATTAGGCACATGGTGCAAAACAATCCTAATGAAGAGCAGTTCATGTTTATAATTGACTCGGTAGACGCTCTTATTCCTCGTGGCGATTTAGAGAAAGGCGCAAACGAAGCAGTTAAAGTAGCTGGCGGGTCATTGCTGTGCTCTGCGTTTTTAAAACGTATGTCACTAGCTTTATCAACTCGTGGGCATATTTGCTATATCATATCTCAAGTTCGCAGCAAAGTCAGCATCAATGCTTACGTTAAAGAAGACCCAAAGCTAACCAACGCCTCTGGAGGCAACGCCTTATTGCATTACAGTGATTGGATTATGGAGTTTCAAGAACGTTTTGGAAAAGACTTAATCAGAGAAGGCACAGCTAAAGATAGTAAAATCATTGGTCACAAATGTAGCTTAGTTTTTAAAAAATCTCCGAATGAAAAAACTGGAGTAAAGGTCGAGTACCCAATTAGATACGGCGCAGAAAATGGCGAAAGCGTTTGGGTAGAAATGGAAATAATGGAGATGATGAAAATGTGGGACATGGCGAAACAAAAAGGCGCATGGATCACAATAGACGACTCTATAGCCGAGGAGGTGCTAAAAGCTACTGGTACTGAATTTAAGAAACAGCATCAAGGCGAAGAAAACTTTCGTAATTATCTAACAGAAAACAAAGACATTAAAGACTTTATGTTTAAAAAATTCAAAGACGCCTACAGCACGGATTACAAAGCTTGACTTTTAATCAAGACTAAGCGAAACTTGGCAAATGAAGCCGAATGCTAATCTTAGACCAGATGACGACAGTGTTGAAAGAGGAGCTAAAGCCGAAGACGCATTTATAATTTCATGCTGGAAGAAAGGTTATCAAGCCTATAAGTCATCTAAAAAAGACGATATATACAACCACATAGATTACTGGGTAAAGAATAAGGCTGGTGATTTAAAAGGGTTCGATGTGAAAGCTCGCAAGCGAACCAGCAGGAATAGCAATAGCTACAGCGACGATTGGGTTTGGATTGAGTTTAAAAATGTAATAGGCAAAGACGGTTGGATAAAAGGTAAAGCTGACTTTATAGCATTTGAGTTTGAAAATAATTTTTTGATAGTCAAAAGAGCAGAGTTAAGAGAGCTCTGTAAAAAGCTAATCAAGGACACAAAAACGAGAGTAACCAAAGCCAAAGATGCAAAATATTTACTGTATACTAGGCATGGTAGAAAAGATTTAGTAACTCAAATAAAACTGAGTGACATCAAGAACAACCTAAAGACTTGGGATTGGTGTAAATAATTTGGGCGCGTACTGGTTTCGATTTAGAGTCTTATACCAGACTGCAAGCAGAGGATGACAGTGGGCCTCTTAAATCATCTGTCTAGGTATTCAACTGCCAATAATGTTGATATGGCTCCTTCGCTTGACGAAGCTGACGCGATTCTCGCTAAGTTTGGTTGGGCTGAAGAGGCTGCTGTAGCTGCGTAAGCTACCCGTCCTACTCTGGATGCTCGTTAAGGAGCTAGGGCGTCGATAGCGAGCAAAAAAAGCTAGGATAGGAGTCGGTCTAGTCTAAATAAAGAGTCTCCAACCTCGCGTGTAGGTGTCAGTGATGAAGCGCGAGTGATTAACGCTGACTAAGCTTGTAGCATGTTTGAGTAGATGGTTTTAAAGACAGGGGTTCGACTCCCCTCGCGTCCACCAATTTAACAATGAGACTATACAATATCAGAGGTAAGCTTCAGAGCAAGTCTGTCACGAAATACCTCGTGGATTGGGATAAAAAGTCTCGCTCAAAGCTCCAATTCAACACCAAACAGTTTTTTAGGCAATACTGGGAAAACCACATTGTATATGAAGAGTTCCCTGTTTACGGCTCTAGGATGAAAGTGGATTTTATTAACGCCACAAAAAAAATCGCAGTAGAGGTTAACGGCCAACAACACGACGAGTTTAATAAGTTCTTTCACTCAAACTCAAGGACAAAGTACCTGCAATCAATTCAGAGAGACGCGGAAAAGCATCAGTGGCTAGAGCTTAACAACTTTATAATTATTGAAATTTATGAAAAGGATTTGCAAAAGTTAAGTTTGGCTTATATTAAAGACGTATACGGTATTTCTATTGTGTAATTAAAAATATGAGCGACCAATTTCCAAAAGTAGACAAGATACTCATGCGCCAAATCAATGAGAAGGCAAATGGGGGCTTTATTATGTTTACCTTTGGAGAAGATGGCTACCCAGTGGTAAGCAGTCACTTCAATGACGCCTCCAAAGCAATGGCGTTACAGCACTATATAACCAACTGGAGTTTAGCAGTGGATGCTGTTACCTTAGAGAATACAATTGGTGATATGGAAAGCCAAATGATGGACGATATGCCACCTCCTCCTGAAATCGACGACGAAGACAACCCGTTCGACGATCTAGACTAATATCTTGACTCGCCCCCAAGTGCGTGTTAAGCTTGCGTTATGAGTAAAATCTATTCCCTACAAATCGAAAGGCATGTGCTTGGGGGATTGATTAAATATCCTGATATTTTTCCTGAAATTGATGGTTTTATAACAGAAAAAGACTTTTTTAATGACGTTCACTATACTATTTTCAATGTAATTAAAAGCTGTGCTTATCAAAATCAATCCATAGACAAAGTAATACTAGCCACCAAAATCAAGGAGCTTGGAGTATCCTTTAAAGACGATGTAAATATATACGACTACATAGAAAGTATCGCTTTTACACAAATAAACAGACACGCAGCGGTTGAAGCCAGCAAAGAGCTTGTAAAGTACAGGATTCGCAGAGAAATAGAAGCCACAGCCAAAAAACTGAGGCAAGAGGCAGAAACCAATGGCAGCAAAGAAGTTGACGAGATAATCGCAGATTGTGATTCAATTTACAACGATAAGATTTCAGGGTACGCCGATACAGATCAGCCAGAAAAAATTACCGATGGGTTGTTAGATTTGATTGAGGAGGCTGGCAATAACCCAGAAGACGAAAACGGCCTGCAATCTCCTTATGAAGAGTTCAACAGGCTTTATGGCGGGTTTAAATGCGGCCACATATACGCTATAGCCTCAAGGCCAGGTGAAGGTAAAACCACATGGCTTAGTGACGTTTGTTTCAAGACCGCCAAGCACAACAAAGTGAAAGCTCTGTATCTAGACACAGAGATGACCACTAATGAAATCAGATTTAGAATGGCTGGAGCCATGACTGATGTGCCTACTTGGTATCTAGAAACAGGTCAGTGGCGCAAGAACCCAGAGTATTTTGAGAAAATTCGTAGAGCCCAAAAAACCCTGAGTGAAAGCAACGAGTTCTACCACATGCATGTCGCTAACAAAAGCATCGATCAAATATGCAGTTTAATCAAACGGTGGTACTACAATGAGGTAGGCAGGGGCAATCAATGCTTGATTGTTTACGACTATGTAAAGCTTACTGGCGAGAAGGTAGGCCAAAACTGGGCTGAGTATCAAGCCATTGGTGAGAAAATCAATAGACTCAAAGAGATTGCAGTGGAAGTTAATGCTCCTATGCTGACAGCGATGCAGTTAAACAGGTCAGCCGAAGGCAGGAACCGTGTTGACGATAGCTCTGCGATTTCTTTGTCAGACAGATTGCAATGGTTTGCTGCGTTTGTAGGCATTTTTAGGCAAAAAGACGAGGAAGAGTTGATGCTCGACAACGAGTATGACGAAAATGGAAACATGACTTACAATGCTGGTACTCATAAATTGATACCTGTAAAAAGCAGATTTCAAGGAAAAGACGCGATGGGTCATGCTGACTATTTGCGTAGGGTGTTCCCTGACGGCTCTCAAAGATATGTTGGCAACTACATCAACTTCTCGCTAGAAAACTTCAGCGTCAGAGAGGAAGGTTCGTTGAGGCATCTCTGCGAGAGGGCTAGAGAAAATTACTTAATAGAAGACAATCAAAACAATGATGGTGATGGCGTTCTATAATGAGAGTGGAAAATATCAAAGAAGTTCTACTGGAACTGGGTTATACTAATATAACTGAGAATCATAAAGAATTTAGAACTCGCCCGATATACAGAGACTCTGACAACAACACGTCGCTGTGCATAAATAAAAGCAATGGAAGGTTTGTAGATTTTGCCAGAAACATTAGCGGCAGTTTCGACGACTTAGTTAAGCTGTCTCTAAAGTTAAAAACGATAGACGAAGCTAGAACTTGGCTTTCGAAAAACTCTGTTGCTGTTTCTATAGAAAGAGTTGAAAAGCCTGAAATTCGTATGGGAAAGACTTACAAAAAAGAATTACTAAATAAACTTAGACCAGATCACTCCTACTGGGAGGGCAGAGGTGTTTCAACCTATTCTGTATCTGAGTTTAAAGGCGGCGTTAGTAAAGCAGGTAAAATGCAAGACAGATATGTGTTTCCAATATTTAACGCCTCAGATGAAATTGTT